GAGCTAGATGAATTCAGCACCAATTTACGGTGATCCGATTGACGGATACCTTCACCTTTACGGGTTTAACTGGAAAAAAGGAACACACCAAATCGCAATCGAACTTGCGATGTTTAGAGAAAAGATCAAAGGCAGGATTCCTAAAGATACTGGCGGATACGATACATTTCACCATTTCCAGAGAATCGCTAGGGCATTGTGGCCTGAGAAGGACAGCAAGGCGGCAGTCAACTTTGTCTGGCATCCTTGGGCGGAACGAATGATACGAGCAGCTTGCGAGCATGAGTATCTGGCTATTGCTGGTTCTGGTGGTTGCGGTAAGTCGGAAGCCTATGCGATATGGGCGATCATTAACTATCTAGCAAGCCCAGAGGATACTACAGTCCTCGCTACTTCAACGACGATCAAAGCATCAAAGCAGCGTATCTGGGGTAAGATTACGAGATATTGGGGGGTATGCGAACAGCTAGGTTTGCCGGGACATCTGGTGGATTCAGAGAATAAGATCAGCTATGTAGGCAAGGACGGAAAGCGTTCTGACTTGTCCGGTATCGTTCTTATCCCCGGTGAAAAGAAGAAGGAGCGTGATGCTACTGGCAAGATGCAGGGTATCCACAACAAGAATGTTATCTTCGTTGCTGACGAGTTATCTGAACTTTCAGAAGCCATTACGGAGGTTGCATTCTTCAACTTGTCTAAAGGTTGCGAACGATTCCAGTTTATCGGAATTTCCAACCCTGCTTCCTATGTGGACGCATTCGGTAAGTTCGCAAAGCCTAAAGATGGATGGGAAACTATTACTGTTGATGATGAGCAGTGGGATACTGTTCGCGGCGTATGTCTGCACTTCGATGGGTTGAAGAACCCAAACATGATAGCCAAGAAGAAGATTTATTCTTGGATGGAGGGGCCGCAAGATTTCGAGAAGATTCCAGAAGAAGCTAGGAATACATCTTCGTTCTGGCGAATGTATCGTGGCTTCTGGTGTCCGGCTGGTATTACCGATCAGATTTACTCCGAGATTGAGATACTTAACTCCAAGGCTACCGATAAAGCTATATGGCTTGATAACGAGAAAGCGAGGGTTGCGTTCCTCGATCCTTCTTTCACGAATGGCGGTGATAGAACGGTTCTATACTTTGGGACGGTTGGCAAGCTGGCTGAACCTCACGGATACAAGGGACTTCAATACGATGAGTTCTTGATCTTCCAAGAGGATGTTACGGATCAATCCATGACTCGTTCACAGCAAGTAGTCCAATGGTTCCGTAATGAATGTATGGCTAGGGGTGTTCAGCCCCGTAATGCAGGATACGATAAGTCTGGTGCTGGTGGGCCGCTAGGTGACTTTATATCCGTTGCTTGGTCAAAGGATGTGTATGGCTTGCAGTTCGGCGGCAGAGCTTCGGATAAGCCTGTATCAGCATACGATCCAACTCCGTCACACGAAAGGTATGTGAATTCCGTTTCGGAGATTTGGTATTCCGCGAAGGAATATATGCGAACTGGTCAGGTCAAAGGTATCGGTGATGAACTGATGCGAGAAATGTGTATGCGGAAACTTGATCCTAACGGAGAGAAAAACCTAGCATTACGCATTAAGGTTCTACCTAAATCCGAGATGAAGCAAAGATTCGGTATATCTCCAGACATTGCTGACGCAGGGATGGGGCTACTCGCTTTGGCTAGAGAGAGACTTAACCTAGATAGTAGCACAGCCACTAAGGCTCTTAATCCTAACAATAAGTCAGATACTAAAGGATGGAAGCAAGCCTTCAGTAAGTTTAAGGCTATTTATGGTTGAACAATTATGTCTTACAAAGAACGAGTTCAATGAATGCTTCTACATTGTTTGACTCGACAAAGGTCTGATCTACATTTGATCCGAGGCTGTAGTCGTAATTGTTATCCACAAGCATTGCTCTTTTGGCATAGCAATGTGGCTTTATGTAATCCAAGAATTTGTAGATGTTAACATGATGCTTAGATGGACTTGTTTCATGCGTAAAACTCCAAGTGCTTTTGTGGTCTGGATTATACCTTGAGGGCCATTTATTTCCTTCATACAAATCCCAGTCAGGAATAGATACGATTAGGTGTCCGCCTTCCTTAACAACCTTGATCCATTCAAGTATAGCATCAAACGGATTGTGCATATGCTCAAGACATTGAGAGGCATGAAGATAATCAAATCTATCTCGAAAGTATTTTGACAAACAGTTTGCATCTCCGTGTTCCATATCGAATGCGATGCAGTTGCTATATGGAATCTTGTCGCTTCCGCATCCTACATCTATCCCGCGACCAGTAAATATTTCCTGCCAATTAAAGATTCCAAGCCGATCTTCATCCATCCTCCTACGCATTGCCTTACTTGCTTCGTTCATCCGATCAGTTCCTTTACTTTCTGTATGGACACAAGCAGTCGTTCTGTAATTGGGTCAAGAGCAACAAATGGAGTTGTCTCTGCAACGATCATTTTCTCTATCTCGGATTTAGGCTTCTCTAATCCTTCAGATTGCGCTTGAATAACAAGAACATCTATTGAGTAACTATTTAATGTCTTACCATTTATAGTTAATCTCCATCCTCCCGCTGGAGTATGCGATTTATTTATATATCGTTCTGGGGTTTTTACGGGAATCTGTATGCGTTTTCCCGACAAAATCGTATCAATGTTTCCATCATAGCAAAATGTAGCATTGTCTCGTTTATAGATACAATCCGGCATCCATAAGCAAACTTCTTGAATCGTTCGGTGCTTTAACCCTTCAGCTACGCAATTAGCTGAACTTTGGTTTCCGATAAAGCATTCCGAGCTATTGATAGCAATCGCCAGTTCAAGATAGTTCTTAACGATCAATCGTTCAACCTTCCCGAATCTTTTGCAAAACAATTCATACTCGCTATCGTGTCCAACAAATAGAATTGATTCGCCGAGTTGATTAACGATTTCTTTCCACGGGAATAACGGATTGGAATATCTGTTAGTCTTGTTGACAATAATCCTTCCTTTGAACTTTTTATCCTTCGGACAAAAAAGCCATTGTTTAGATAAATCTGTAGGCTGATTTATCCATCTAGCGTGTAACTCTGCAAGCGGAACTCCGTAAGGATGCCCATTCCTTCTGAAGTCAACGAATGATTTATCAATCCTGTAAAGCAACTTATGACCACACTTCTTAATATATGGCTGAAATTCAATCAATGGCTTCAGCATTTTTAGTGCAGTATTATTATTCCGAATGTAGTAATTGCCTCCACCAGCCGCTTGGACTGACGCCAAGCTAACAATAATATCCCCTAAATCCCGTTCATGTAGAAAATTCATTCTGATCTTTTCCAGCAATAATTTATTTCATCAAAGTCTTTCTTAAGATCTTCACTCAATCCTTTACGCTGAATGTCAACTGGAATATGAACAGCGGCCTTTAGGGAACAACTGCAAATAAGGCAAGCTCCAAGCCTATCGTCGTATTGCGTCTTTCTTTTGCCTATAACGCCCTGTATGAGCGTTAGCACCGCTCCCATGCAAGCACCGCAGGAGAACTGCAAAGTTGTGTTAAACGGGCAACCAACGCAAATGCCAGCCCTTCTGTCGGCTTCCTCTTGAGATACGAATGCGTCTTTGCCTGATAATGTTGATTGCGCCCAGATACGCATCATGTTCAAGAATGAAAGAACGGCAGTTAGAGATAGCCTTCTACGGGTTACTTTTTTAGAGCTATTAGGAATACACTTCGATCCCCAACTTGGATTCTGTTTACACATTTCGGATAAAAACTCTTCCTCCCAGTTTGGCGATAGCAGAATCCCGTTAGCATTGCAGTGGGATTTGTATGCGTTGGTTATCGCTCGATAGTCGTAGTGTTTAAACTCAACCCCCGTTTGCGGAACTTTAATTCTCCAGTTCCCCGGAGGAGAACCAGACCTGTCAATCAGTTCATATTCGATCATTGTCTCATGCGCTTGACCGCTTGGACTGCTGCATCTGATGCACCTTTTATTTTAAAGTCACCAGCGGAGTAGCCTCTTGCGTATTTCTCAAGCTCATCATCGTAATCGCTTGGCTTCATCCTTGCAAGTTTTGTTCTGTTCTTGAACATACGATCTGACATTACTTTCCCATATTCACGGACATATGTTTCAAATTCCTTATCAGTAAGTATGTCGCCGAATCTCTTTTGAGCATTTGTTCTAGTTGGGAATGTAGGGCCGCTGCCTTGCTTTAGAATAAGCTCATTTAGCTCATTCATAGGAGTATCTTTCGGGAACGAGAATACAACTGGGACTCCTAGCTTATACAACTTATCGCCCCAGTCATCAGCCCTTGCTGGTTGTCCTAGAGCATTGAGAGCTTTAGCGCCCATCCACGGGCCAACAATCGGTGTATTTGCGTAGATTGCTCCCTCAATTGAAGACCTATCAACTGGATCGTTGATGAAGTCTGTAATGTTCCTAGCAACAGATGTTCCGAGAACCGGAATAAATGTTTTGCCGAAATACCCTGCTTGGCTTGCAAGCTCTTCTGTAATTCTTCCTTGCTTGCTTCCATCAAACAATGATTTACCAAAAGCGGCATACGGGCCTCTTTGGGCAAGCGCGAAGAATGCTGATCCAAGAACTGATGCAGCCATATTCAAATCTTCTGGTGATTTCTTTGTATCGTTCTGCTTCTTCTTAATTTCCCAGTCATCCATTGCTCCAGCCATTAGAATCGGAAAGAACAACGCTTCACCTCCGCGCCCAATGTTAATCGGAATAATTGTATCACCGATTACAATGTGGATGCTGTATGGCTTCCACTTCTTATGCCATGAATCGTAGTATTGCTTATCAGTCGCCGCACTAGGCCCATTTCCTGTAATAACAATTCTGAACTTCTTATCATCTTCATCATCAGACGATCCAGCCCTCAATGCCATCAATCCGATCATTACAATTGATCCAGCGATAGCTTCTGTTAGCCTTTGCTTGAATTGAGCGTCTGTTTGAAGTGACATTGCATATGGAGAATCTTGCCCCCTATTCTTCTTGTATGCATCAATACCAAGTCTAAGGAACCCATACGGACTAAACCAAGCAACATTATGAAATACTCTAGCAGGAACTAGCGCAAATCCATAAAGCATCTTTGCGAAAATCTGCATTCCAGAACCTTCTCTCCCGGCATATTCGGAAACACCTTCAAGAATTCCAATAGGCCAATAAGATAAGATGCCTGCATCCCTAAGGTTCTTTGTTTCCTTTGTAATCCCGTTAATCGTTATTGTCTTATTTCTACCAACAGAAAGAAGCGCATCGTTAATTGCAGCATCAAGAACATCCTTTGGGCCTCCTTTAGTTGTGGAGAGAGCGGCAATAATTTCAGACTTAACAGCCAAGTCTGCCAGCACTCCAGCACGATCCCTCGACATTCCGTTGGCAACACTTTCAGTTATTACCTTACGCTTTGTGTGGAGAACCATATTCGCAAATTCCTTCAGCTTATCTTTAGGAATCTTGCCTTTAGTATTACCTGCCAGAGCCTCCATCGCATATCTAGTAATGTTCTGGTTCTCCAGCATGGCAATTGCGCCTTGGTCAAGAGATGAAAGAACCCTGCCTGTAATCTGCGTCATACCTACAGCCATGTTTACAAAACCAGCAGCATACTCTCCGTTAGCCCACTGCT